GAACTTCAATAAAGGCACGGAATACGGGCAACATCTTATCGAAGAATCATTGCGCAAGTTTGGCGCGGGTCGTTCCATCCTATTGGATAAAAACAACCGAATCATTGCGGGCAACAAGACAATTGAGAACGCTGCAATCGTTGGGCTTGAAAACGTGATAATCGTTGAAACAGACGGAAACCAAATTGTTGCAGTCAAGCGAAAAGACATTGACTTGGATTCAGCCAAAGGACGTGAACTTGCCCTTGCAGACAATGCCACAAGCAAAGCGAATCTTGCATGGGATATGGACATTATCACCGAGCAAGCCGAAAGATTTGCTATTGACCCGGAAGATTGGGGCGTTTCAATGCCCGAACCTGAAACAGAAGAACCGCAAGATGCAAAAAAGGAACTTGACACAAGGTTGATTGTTGAGTGTGGCGATGTATCCAAATTGTCGTTGTTATTCAGTGAGTTACAAGATAGAGGGTTTAAGTGTGAACTAAAGGAGTAATGCACAAATTGCATATAATCAAGCTAAAAAGGCAAAAAGGATGGCAAAGTACAGCAAAAAAATAGTGAATAAGATTGTCGAACTGATGAAGTCCGACACATATACCATTGCCGAAATATGCCGTATTGTTGGTATTGCACCGCGCACGTTCTATGATTGGCAAAGTGAGAATGAAGAATTTGCCCAAGCCCTTGAACAAGCCAAAGCGGAACGAATGCAATACTTTGTTGCAGAAGCAAAGAAAAGCCTATTGAAAAAGATTCAGGGATATACAGTTGATGAAACCAAGGTTGTCACCGTTCCAAGCCGTGAAAAAGACGAAAACGGGAGACCAAAGCCACAAATCAAAGAGCAAACGACAACAAAGAAGCATATTGCCCCTGATACGGCGGCAGTGATTTTCACATTGACAAACGGCGAACCTAATACTTGGCGCAATAGGCAAAGCAATGAAGTAACCGGCAAGGATGGCAAGGACTTATTCAAACAAATGTCCGATGATGAATTAGAAGCCAAGATAACCGAATTGGAAAGGAAGTTGGGTAAATGATAACACGGTTGAAAAAGTGTCCATTGCAAAGAAAGCGTCAAGAATACGCCTTGTTATTGCATGAGCGGTTGGTGCGTGAAAGTCGTGCCGACCTTTTGCGATTTACACTTGCCACAATGCCAACATTCAACCCCGCCGACTTTCACGAACGATATTATGAGAAATTGACCGAGTTTGCACATGGTGACATTCGCAAACTGATGGTCTTCATGCCGCCCCAACATGGTAAGTCCGAGGGTTCAACAAGACGTTTGCCCGCTTTCATTGTTGGTGAACGTCCCGACACTAAAGTTGCCATTGTGTCATACAATGCACCCAAGGCACGCAAGTTCAATCGTGAGATACAACGTATCATTGACACACCCGAATATCACGAGATATTCCCGGACACATGTTTGAACGCATCCAATATCACAACCGTTGCCGGGGCTTGGTTACGCAATGCAGATGAATTTGAAATTGTCGGTCGGCGTGGGTCGGTCAAGACCGTGGGTGTCGGTGGTGCATTGACAGGTGAACCGGTCGATGTCCTGATAATGGATGATATTTACAAGGATGCCAAAACCGCATGGTCGCCAACCGTGCGTGAATCTGTTTCGGATTGGTACGATACGGTTGCAGAAACACGTTTGCATAATAATTCCCAACAATTGATTGTCTTTACACGATGGCATGAAGACGACTTGGCGGGTACACTGTTAAGGCAACAAGGCGTTTATGACCCAATCACCAACAAGAACGGTTGGGTTGTGGTTACATACCGGGCAATCAAAGAGGGCGCACCCACTGAATACGACCCAAGAAAAGAGGGTGAAGCCCTTTGGGAAGAAAGGCATTCACTTGAAAAACTGCAATCAATACGCACCCGCAATCCACACGTGTTTGATTCATTGTACCAACAAGACCCCAAACCAAGTGAGGGGCTTATGTATGATTCAGGATTCACGGAATATGCTATCAAGCCAGCTACGCAATATTGCATCCGCAAAGCCTATGTTGATACAGCCGACACCGGCGCGGACTACTTGTGTGCAATCATATATGATGAAACGGAATTGGGCAACTATCTTGTTGATGTCATGTACACCCAACGACCGATGGAATACACCGAACCGGCACTTGCAAGGCTATTGACAAGGCACACGGTTCAGGAATGTATCATTGAAAGCAACAACGGTGGTCGTGGCTTTACGCGTGCCGTTGAAAAGCAATGCCGCCTTATGGAGAATGCAAAAACCAAGTTCCGTTGGTTTCATCAAGGCGACAACAAGGACATTCGTATTTATTCCAATTCGGCAGCCGTTCAGAACCTTACATTCATGCCGCAAGGATGGACAAAATTATTCCCGGAGTTTGCAACCGCAATCAATGGGTATTTGAAGATAGGCAAGAACCCACACGATGATGCACCCGATGCGCTTACGGGTACAGTCGAGAAAAGAAAGAAACGGGCTAAACAAGACGTTGCCGGTCTTTTTGGCTACTAAAGTGTATCACTATAATACAATAAGTTATGACAATTGAAGAAATTTTCAAGCAAGCAACGTCCAATGATGTTATTTCAGAACTGAAATCAAGGCGTTACATTCCACAACCTGATGTGGAAAGTGCAAACATTGCACTTGACCCAAAGTTGCACAAAATCAACGACCCTATATTGAGACCCGACAAACGGGTGAAAGTTGATGCGGATAATGATGCCGATTCAGCCCAAAAGGTTCTTGATGCAGGCGGTGAAGCAACCAACTATCGAATTGAAAAGGTCGCACGTGTGAAATTGGCACTTCAAAAGCTGATTATCAAACGTGCCGTGTCGTTTTGCTTTGGCAATCCGGTGGCTTACAATGCAAGCCCTGATAATGCCAACCAAGAAATGATTGTGAAAGCATTAAATCGCATCTTGTATGATGTGAAAAGTAATTCATTGAATCGCAAGGTTGCCCGTTCGATATTCGGTTACAAAGAGTGTGCGGAACTTTGGTATCCAACCGAAAAGCCCAATTCAAACTATGGCTTCAAGTCCAAGTTCAAATTGCGTTGTGCCATATTTTCACCCGGCTTGGGTGATACTCTTTATCCCTATTGGGATGAAACGGGCGATATGGTCGCCTTTTCCCGTTCGTTTAGTCGAAAGGATGATGGCGAAAACGCCGTGAACTATTTTGAAACGTACACAGATACCGAACATTGGTTGTGGGTCAATGGTGCAAATGGTTATGATGTTGCGCCCGGTTATCCAAAGCCCGTTCCCATTGGCAAGATACCCGTTATCTATGGACACCAACCACAATTTGAAACCGAGGATGTGGATTCGTTGATTGACCGTTTGGAAACGCTTCTTTCCAACTTTGCCGACACCAACGATTATCACGCCGCACCGAAAATCTTTATCAAGGGCGAATTGAAAGGCTTTTCAAAAAAAGGTGAAAGCGGTGCAATCATTGAGGGTGAAGACGGTTCGGATGCCAAATACCTTGCTTGGCAGAACGCCCCGGAATCGGTCAAATTGGAAATTGAAACGCTTTTGAAAATGATTTATACCATCACCCAAACACCTGACATTTCGTTTGATTCAGTCAAGGGACTTGGCGCAATATCAGGCATCGCCCTAAAGCTTTTGTTCATGGATGCACACTTGAAAGTGCAAGACAAGAAAGAAATATTCGATGAATACTTGCAACGCCGTGTGAATGTGATTAAAGCCTATATCGGCAAGTTTAACACAGCCTTTGAACAAGACTGCGAAATGATAGAGATTGAAACCGAAATTACGCCGTACATGCTTACCAATGAGATTGACGAAATCAATATGTGGTTGGCGGCTAATGGCAACAAGCCATTGGTTTCACAGAAAGCAAGTGTCAAGGGTGCGAACTTGACCCAAGACCCGGACAAGGACTTTGAGCAAATACAAGAAGAATCGAGCCGGGATAATTCGTTTGTGATTGGTGAACCCGTAATTGATGCGTGATATGGCAAAGGTAAGATGTATTGATACAACCAAACAAAATGGTGAAGTGCGTTGGGCGTTTTATTGTCCGGGATGCCACGAAACACACTTCTTTTGGACAAAAGGGAATGTTGCTTGGGATTTCAACGGTGATGTGAATAGACCAACCGTTTCACCATCCATCAAGGTTGAATATAATGGAGCGGACAAAGACACCGTTTGCCATTCGTTTATTCGTGATGGCTTTATTGAGTATTTGAGTGATTGCACGCATTCATTGGCGGGCAAAACGGTTGAACTTAAAGAGTTGCAAGATGGCGAAGAAGATTATTAGAACCGAATACCGTTGTCGTGACTGCAAGCACTCATATAATTGGCACGAAATAGCGGCGGACACAGGGCAACCGTTCATGTGTTATTGTCCGCATTATACAGAGGGCAAATATTGTAAGTTTTTGAGTGACAACCAATGTGATAAATTTGAATTAAGATAATGGCAAAGAAGACAAAGACAAAGGCGTTTTCCTTTCAGGGGTTCGATGCACAGCATTATAAGACAACGGAACAATATGCCGCCGCCGTTGATGCTTTGTTTGACCGTGCCACTAAGGCAATTGCAGATGCAGCGGCAAAAGGCACATACAACCCCGACAAGCCATTTTCTTTTGACGACTACCCAAGTGTAAAGGCATACGCCCAAAAGATAATCACGGGGCTTGCAAACAACATCACGTCCGTTGTCACGAATGGTTCACGCAAGCAATGGTTATTCGCATGTCAAAAGAATGATGAATTTGTAAATTCCATCATTGACACATCCAAGGTTTCCAAGGCACGCTTGAACAAGATGCAAGACCGCAATTTGGATGCAATGAAAACGTTTCAGGGGCGCAAGGTTGATGGCATGAACCTTTCTGAACGTGTTTGGAAGTACACCCAACAATTCAAAGCGCAAATTGAATTGGGGCTTGATGTCGGACTTGGTGAGGGTCGAAGTGCGCAACAATTATCACGGGACTTGCGGCAAAATCTGCAAGACCCCGACCGATTGTTTCGCCGGGTACGTGACAAACGTGGCAATCTGCAATTGTCCAAGGCTGCAAAGGCATTTCATCCGGGCATTGGCGTGTACCGGTCAAGTGCCAAGAATGCCGCACGTTTGACACGTTCCGAAATCAACATGGCTTATCGCGAAGCTGATTGGATGCGTTGGCAGCAATTGGACTTTGTGGTTGGGTTTGAGGTTCACCGGTCAAATAGAGAACCCCAATTCAAGTGCGCCTTGTGTGACAAGCTTGTTGGGCGTTATCCCAAGACATTCAAGTTCAAGGGGTGGCATCCACAATGTATGTGCTATGCAACTGCAATCCTTATGGATGAAAACGATTTTGATGCACAAGAACTTTCCGACCTGAAAAGTGCATTGCGTGGAACGGAATACAAGAAACTTGAAGTGAAAAACGAAGTCACCGATATGCCGGACGGCTTCAAAAATTGGGTTGCCGAAAATCAACAAAAGCAATCCAATTGGGGGTCAACCCCTTATTTCATCAAGGATAACTTCAAAGGTGGCTTATTATCCAAGGGCTTGACCTTTGCAACCAA